GTCCTCGCCCCGCCTGCCTTACGCCGCCAGCCCATCCTCATCTGGCCGACGACGCACAACCCTTGCGCTCATCAACCCCAGGCGCTCCACCATCTCATCCACTTCGCGCATCAGCCCAAACATCCGCGACAACTCCCGCGTGCGTTCCAGCAATGCGCGAGCGCGTGCAAACTCTTGCGCCAGCGTCTGGTGCTGCAAATCCTCGACGCTGATAGAGCGGGTGGCGATATAGCTTTGCGTTGACGGTTGCGCCTCTGGGTTGCGCACATACCTGGGCACGGTCAGCGAGTAGCTGTCGGTGGTGATAACGACCCTGCGCGAAAGCAGGGTGCGGGCTTGCCAAACCCGATGCGCGTGCCCCGCCTTTTCGTTGTCCCACTCGAAGCAGTTGTGCGCCGGACAGTCGGGGTCTTGCGCCAACTCCACCAGTTCGTCTGGTGTAATGTTGGGGCGCTCGCGCTCAATCTCGTCTAGCCACTCGCTGATCGTTTCCATTACGCAGCCACCTTAAATCCGCGACGCTTCACCTCAACATCGAACCAGCCCATCAATTCCTCGGTCTGATCGTCGTAGCACTGCGGGTCATCCATTGCTGCAATCTGCGCAGCCCTGCCGCCCGTACTCACAACCTGCGCAAACGCCGGATCGGTTTCAGCCATACCAATGTCAAACTGACCGAAAGTGCCCGAACCTTTCTCTGGCCGCCAATCGCCCACACCGATCGTCAGCCCCGCTTGGGTCAGTAGGTTGACGATGCTGGTGGTCTTGATGATTGACGACGCGAAATGCACATGGATCGTCGCGGCCCAATGCGGAACGATGCAGCGGGTGCGGATGTCCGGCGTGCGGTTCATGTCGGCGCTGCGCACGGGCGTCATCAGAACCTTGGGGACGCCAAAGATTTGGATGTATTCGCCTTCTATAAACGTCAGCCGGCCAATCTGCGACTTAGCTGCGCCGGGCACATCAATTGCTGCTGTTCTGAGTGCGCCTTTAAATGCGGTGCTTGGCATCGCCAGCAGGGTCGCGGCGTTGTCGTCGTTGATCCGGTGCGGTGAGCTGCGAAACTCTGCCATCGGGTCATGCTTCAGACTGCTAGCCTTTTCTGCCGCGTTCTTGCGGCCTTTCGGCATCAGCAGCTCATGCAGCACTTTTTCGCTGAGTCGATTCAGAATCAGCGGGGTGCGACCAAGCACGTTGACGGTGAGTCGCTCGCGCCGAATCTCTGGGACTTCGATTTCGGTACTCTTTGTCGTAGCCATCTGTCACTCTCCTAAGTTGATGCGCCATTCGCATCGGTCAGGGCTGTCCCTGACCACTGAAAACGGCCTGCCTTGCCCAACCCTGCCTTGCCTTGCCATGCCCAGTCGTGCCAGGCCTGCCTCACCACGACCCGCCGCGCCAAACCTCGCCAGGCCATGCCTGGCCTTGCCTGCCTGCCACGCCTCACCTCGCCGGCCCTTGCCTCGCCCTGCCGCGCCACGCCTAGCCTGCCTAGAACGGGATTTCCTCGTCGTTTTCCTGCGCACGCCTGGGTGCAGGTTTCTGTGCGGGCTTATGCGCTGCAGCCGGCGCATCCTTGCGCTTGACCCGCAGCGAGTAAAAACTTCCAGTCCCGTCGTTGCGCTGGCGCTGCCAGCCGTCTAGCCAATATTCGACGCCTTCGACGGTGATCTGGCCCTTCACGTCCGGATGCGTGTCTGCTTCTTTGCGCAGGTTTTTGGAAATGATTCCGGTGTTGTTGTTGTCAAACTGAGTGCTCATGCTTTCTCCGTTAGTTGTTCAAACATTGCTTCGACTTCGGCGAGAAAATCCCGCGCCGCTTGCTCTACCGCTTCGATTTCCTCTCGCTCTGGCGTCCAGCAGACGATGTGCATCTGCTTGCTGTGGTTCTTGATGCGCGGGTCATAGCTGGCGAACCACACCGTCTTGCGCCCTGTGCAGGCCAACTGGGCCAGCACCTGGGGCCGGTAGCGCTCGGGCACCACAGCACCGGCCAGCATGTAGTCGACATGCGTGCTGGTATCCGGCGCTTTCATTTCAAACACCGCATCGCTGCCAATCAACGCATCTGGCGTGCAGCCAAACAGATCAATCTCTGGATGGTCAAAGAATCCGCAGTTGCCCAGCATTTGCCCGGTGCGCAGCTCAAACTCAGCCTTGCCTGCTGGCTCCAACTCCAACCCGCGCAACATGCGTTCGCTGACGAAGTTGGGTGCCGCATCGCCCGTCAGCCGCTCAGCCAATACGATTTTCAGCAATGCGGTGCGTTTCGCTCCAGCTTTGCCGGCCTTCGTCACATCCATGGCGTCGGCCATGCGCGAAGCTGTCAGCTTGCCCACGCGCTGGTTTAACCACGCGCCCTTGTCGTCGGGGTTCACGCCAGCACCTTTTCGGCTGCGGACTTCAGTGATGCCTGGTGCTGCGTCCAGACAGCGGTTTTCGTGGGTGAGTTGGGGATGGCCTTGAACCGCGCCTGCAACGCTTCCAAGCCGTCCACAGCGGCTTCCCGCAGCGAGTCCAAGATAAGCGCCGCCTCCTGATCGTTGACGCGCGGCGCAGGCTTAGGCGCGATTTCGTGCGTGTGTGCGTCGGCGTCGTTGTCACCTTCTGTCGGGATGCAAAACGCCTGCATCGCCGCGTACTTGTAAGCCGCGCTCATGGCCTTGTTTGTGGCCTTGTCTGCCGAATCCATCGCTTCGCCGTATGTCTTAACGGTGTGTTTGCTGCCATCCTCTGCCGACACGAAGTCGAACTCGACTTCAACGGTGACGTAAAACAGCGGCGAACCTTTTGCCGTCTGGCGCTCTATGCACTCGCGGCTCAGGGTGCGTGGCAGCACAACCAGCCCGTTGCGAGCCAGTACCGGCCCAAGCGCGTTGTACACATCGTCAATCCCGCGAAACGAGTAGCCCTGCGCCTGATTCTTGCGGGCTTTTGCAATGCCGGATTCAGCCATCGTTGCCGCCACTGCTGCAATTGCTTGATAAACCTTCACAGCATCACTCCCCACAAAGTTGCCATCACTAAGCCAAACACTGCCCACAGGGCCGCGCCCCAGATTGCAGCGTTGATGATTCCTTCAAAGGCATCGTGCTGCTGCTTGTGCTGCTGGCAGTCGCGCCAGCCTTGCCCGTATCGAGTCGAATGCGAGTTGCTCATTTCCGCTCCTTCGTCAGCTTTTGCACCGTCTTCCATGTGCGCTGGATGTCCGTGTGTTTAAGGTTTACTGGGTAGCCTTTGCGGCGCTGGTCGCACCAGCCCAGCACGGGCGCACGGCCCGCCTGTTCAATCAATTGGCGTGCAGTCATGCCGACACCTCCTTGACTTGCGCAGGGGCGTGATTGACCTGGATTGCCTTGGCGTTCAGGTTAATGACTGGCACCGCGCCGATAGGGCAGCAGACCGAGACACGAAACGGCACGTCGCCGCCGATGTCGACCTCGATTTCCAACACTCGGAAAGGCTTGCTAAGGTTGCTGCCGATGTCCTGCGCAGTGATGCGCACCGGCTGGGCCGTGTGCAGAGTCAGGCCGCTCATTGCCAGCCCTCCATCGCATCAAGCATTGATTCCTCGCCCAGTGCGTGCAGACGCTTCAACTGGCGGGCACGGCGATCGGCCCAGACGCCACAGAAGTCTGAGTACCAAGCGGCCAGCGTGCCGGCTGCTACTGCGCGCATGAGCTGCGCTGCGGTGCAGACCTGTTCTTCAAGGATCCACTGGCACAGATCCTCCTGTGCCCCGACCATTTCGCCGGGCGCAAACAGGGCCGGCACTAGGTCATTGCTGGGCAGAGCCGCCCAAATCTCTTCGTAGGCTTCGTGGTGTGCTGCGTTTAGATCAAACATCTCGTTCTCTCCATGCCGCTGTCAGTGCGGTGTAAAGAAAGCTTAAATGTCTGAGGTACAGATGTCAAGCATGCTTTTAAAGAAAAGCAAAAAAAACAAGAAAGATTGATTTTGGTCAGCGAAAGCCTGTCTCGCCGACTGTCGTTGCCTGACCGAAGGTCGCGACTACTTAGCGTGCCGCGACGGGCTTTAAGCCTGGGTACGGGTTGTTGGCGGTTGCCTGCTTTGACGTGGAGTCATTTGCAACCATCCAGTTGAGATGGGATAGCGCCGCGTGTTGCCCATCCGGGCCGAGCTGCCGAAAAAGGAATAGCACCTGAGCCTCAAAGGCAGTGCCTGCCTCGTCCGGCTGCATAGGCCCTTCACCAGATACAAGCCAGCGTATCGAAACACCGAAGTGCTCGGCCAGCCGAATCAGGTTTGCCAGCTTGATGTTCTTGCTTATCCCGGATTCCCACTGTTGAACGGCAGGGCCGCTCACGCCGATTGCTTTTGCAACCGTCGCAAGTGTTTGGCCTTTTTCTGCGCGCAACTTGGCAATGCGCACGCCCACGTCGTTCATGGCGTCATTTGTACGCGCAATCAAATCAACAATGCTTGCATGCAACATAAAAGATAGCTTAAGATCTTGGAATGGAAAAACCAGCGATCACGTTGTCAGAGGCTGTCGCGTGGGCGGGTTCTAGGGCTGAACTAGCCCGACGACTTGGCGTCACGTCGCAGGCCGTAAGTCAGTGGCAAGAAATCCCAGACGGGCGTCTTTGGCAGCTACACGCCATCTGGCAGTCACAGCAGGCCCTGGCGGAAAAAGCCTCCAGCCCAGGCTCTCGATAACTGTATGCATGTACAGCAGTCTGAACCACTGGTGGCTCACGAAATGAGCCTGCGGCCGGCCTACGTCTGCCGGTGCTGTGTCCCTAGCTCTTTGGTAGTGGGGGGGGGCTGCGTGCATGAGCTTGACTGTAGGCGTCCTACAAACGGTTGTGCAATCGCTCTAAAGGATTAGCTCTTTTGAATTACTACGCTTTCCACTTAGGTGATTACGCAGCACACACATCGCACCTTGATCCGCTGGAAGACATTGCGTACCGCCGGCTGATTGATCTGCACATGCTGCTGGAGCGCCCGCTGCCGCTGGATGTCGATGAACTGGCTCGCAGGATTCGGATGCGTGACCACGCCGCAACCGTGCGCGATGTGCTGAACGAGTTTTTTATCCGCACCGACGACGGGTGGACGAACGACCGTTGCATGAAGGAAATCGCACGGTTCCACGCCAACAAAGACGCAGCCAAACGCGCAGGACAAGCGTCTGCTGAACGTCGCACACAGAAAAAAGCAACGACCGTTGAACGACCGTTCAACGACCGTTCAACGCAACACGCCGAGCACGTTCAACCAACCAAGAACCAAGAACCATTAACCAAGAACCAAGAACCAGAAAAAAGAGTAGGCCAGCGCGCGGAGTCGATTCCGCACGAATTTCCTGGGCCTACTGAGTTGGATTGGTGTGAATCGGAGCGACCAGACCTGTCTGCAGGGGCTGTGGCGCTGCAATTCCGGGACTACCACCTGGCCCACGGCACGGTGATGAAGTCCTGGCCTGCTGCGTGGCGCACCTGGGTTCGCAAGGAGCGATTGCACGCCGCCGCACGCGCATCGCCGGCTCTGACCGCGCTGGACAGGCAGGCAGAAGTCATCGCCAGGATCACTGGCACTGCGAATCGAATCGTTGACATCGGAGGCGAAATTGAGCGACCAAAACTTACCGCTGCACGCAATTGATCGGTTGTTCTCGCGCTTTTTGTCGATCTACGGCGCGCAAAAGGTCGCCACCGCGTGGGGCAACGTGTCCGCAGACGAGCGAAACGTGGTGTGGGCGGAGGCGCTAGGACGCTTTCCCCTGCAAGCCATCGGTGATGCAGTGCGCGATCTGGCCGAGCACGGCACCGGGTGGCCGCCAACGCTGCCCGAGTTTGTGCAGATGGTGCGCGAGCAACTGCCAAAGGCGGAGCATCGGCCAGCACTGCCAGTCCCAGACCGCAGGCAGGCCGACATCGCAGCAGGTGCGGAAAAGATGGCCGCATTGAAAGCCTCAGTCAGCGACCGCAAAGACCCGCGTGCCTGGGCGCACAAGATTCTGGAGCGCCATGCAGCCGGCGACACCACCCTTGCGCCCATCTCGATCCAGTTCGCGCGCGAGGCGCTGAACCGGCCCGCGTTTGGGGGTGACGCATGATCGAAGCGCTGTTGCTGGACTGGCTTTTCAGCGGCTTAGGCGCGCTTGCTGGGGGCGCTGTGCTTTACGGGTTGATGTGGCTCGCCGACTGGCCATAAGGGACGACAAGCCGCCATGCCAACAGTGTGTGCATGCCAAGCAGCACAAGCCTGCGTTTCTCAGCGAACGCGCGCCATTTGTTTGGGTGTGTACACACGCCAGTGCGCTGCGGATCAACGACGGGGCGGTGTGGTCGGTAAGTCTTACGCGTCAGATTTGCAAGGGGCGGCGGTTTGAACATCGGCGATGACCTGCAAAAGGTGTTGGAGTTGCTGGCACAGGGTGCGGTTGATGCGGAAAACATCGGCGCGGTGAGTTGCGAGCTAACGATCACAGACCCGCACGGTGCCGGGGTGATGTACCGCTACACGGGACAGAGTGCGGAGTTCAAGCCGGAGGAGCCGGAGTGGCACTGACTGATCCGTTCGCAATCAACTCGCCAACGTGCATCAGTTTTAGTGGCGGGCGAACAAGTGCATACATGCTTTGGCGTGTGCTGCAAAGCAATGGCGGGTTACCCGATGACGCTGTTGTTTGCTTCGCCAACACCGGCAAGGAAGATGAGGCAACGCTGCGCTTCGTGCGCGACTGCGGCAAGCAATGGCAAGTGCCGATTGTGTGGGTTGAGTATTGCAACGATGAGCGTGGATATGCGGTTGTGGACTTTGATACAGCCAGCAGAAACGGCGAGCCTTTTGAAGCAATCATCCGCAAGCGCAATTACCTGCCGAATCCGGTAACGCGGTTTTGCACCGTCGAACTGAAGATCAGGGCCATGCACAAGCACCTGAAATCACTTGGATGGAAGGATGGCGACGGATGGGATCAGTTTGTCGGCATCAGGGCAGACGAAGAGCGCAGGGTTGCAAAGATCCGAGCGCGACCATCCCCAGAGACAGTCAAAGAAACAATGTGCCTGCCGCTTGCCGACGCGGGCATCACCATTCGGGACATTGACGCTTTCTGGGGTAACCAGACGTTCAGGCTCGGCCTGCCAACCGTCAATGGCAAAACCCTTGCGGGCAATTGCGATCTTTGCTTTCTGAAGGCAGGCAATCAGGTGCAGACGCTTATAAGCGAAAAGCCAGAGCGCGCGATTTGGTGGGCAAGCATGGAAGCGCTGGCGCTGTCGTCTAAGCCGTCCGGTGCGCGATTCCGAAGCGACAGGCCGAGCTACCAAGCAATGCTGGATAACTCGCGTAATCAGGCCGATGCGTTTGGTTTCGCGGATGCCGGCATTGATTGCTTCTGCGGGGACTGACGATGAGCAAAGCAACACCAACCAGTCGCAGCATGGCGTGGCTCAAAGAAGCGGGCTACCACGTTGAGCTAGTCGAGCAGACAAAGCGTGTGGGCCAGCCGGGCGCGATGAAGGTGTGGAAGGTTGACCTGTGGAACTTCATTGATCTGCTGTGCATTCGGCGCGGTGAAGTGTTGGGTGTACAGGTTACGTCGGCAAGCAACGTGCCCGCCAGGGTTCGCAAGATCACCGATTCGCCATTGCTGCCACTGGTGCGTGAGGCTGGCGTGCGCATCGTTGTGCACGGCTGGCATCCAGATGGCCGCCTGCGATTGGTGGACTTGTCGTGATCGTGGAAAGGTTGCGCGAACTGCTGCCATTGCTCCCGAAGCGGGAGTACGGCTCGGTTCACCGTGCGCTGCGGGCGGCGATGAAGCACATCAACACCTTGGAAGCCCGCGTGGCCGAGCAGGAAAAACACCTAGCCATGCTGCGTGCTCAAGTGCTGAAGGCTCGCAAATGACGGACGACAGGCTCTCCTGGTTGCTGGACTTGTGGCGGGACTGGATGCGCAGGCCAGACCACCGGCATGAGCTGGGATATCCATCTACCGCTGCGGGCATCCGGTTTCGGGCTGGCAGCGACTTCGACTCTATGGTCGACAACGTGGACAACTCACAGGCATTGGCAGTGGATGCGGCCATCGACAGCCTGCCGCACCTGGAGCGGACTGCGGTGCATCACGTTCTCATCGCCAGCGTCTACCGGGCGAGGGAGCCGTTGCAAGACGTTTATCAGCGCGCCAGGGAACAACTGAAGATC